CCATCACAACAGGTTAATCAACCAGTTATAATGCATCAACCGGTTATATCTCATCAACCAGATGACGGACAGCTTTGGTTATCTTTTGATGAAAGAGATAAAATTTATGATGTATTAGATTCAATTGTTGAAAAACAAGATTTAATTTTGAAAAAACTTGAAAAAATTGAATCTTCATATACTATATCTCGTAAAAGAGGTCTATGAAGATAAAAATTTTTGATAAAAAAGAGTTCATACAAAATTTTCTATCACCAATCAGCACACTGAATTCAGTGTGCTGTATTGATGTTCAGAATAATGAATTAAAAACGATGTGCTCATCGCCTGATAATACGCTATGTTTAATATCGTCTCAACCGGCATCTAGTGATGAAGTAAAATTATTAAATTTACCAGATGTAAAGAGACTAAGTGGTGCTTTATCTTTGATAAAAACAAAAGATATAGAGTTAAATGTTATTGATAATAATATTAAATACAATGATGGAAATTTTAAATTTTCTTATCATCTTTTAGAGAACGGTCTTATTAAGAAGACAACTATAAATGTAGATAAGGTAAATAAACTCGAATATAACATTTGTTTTGATATACCAGAGCAAAATTTAGATACTCTACTTAAAGGAACGTCTTTTGCAGCAGCAACTAACAAAATTTATTTATATACTGAGAGTGATAAAATATACGCAGAATTAGGCGATAAAACAAAACATAACGTTGATAATTTTATAACAGTTATTGCAGAGAAATATACAGGCAATAATATAACTAAGCCATTACCAATAAATCTTGATACATTTAGATTAATTTACTTTAACGGTGCATCAAGTATAAAATGCTCTATTAATACGAGTTACGGTGTTATAAAAATAGATATCATTAAAGGTAATACAAACTTGACTTATATAATGTCTGCACTAATTAACTAACATGAAACATAATCTTAAAGAGAGGCGTGTATCTAATAAGATAAAGACTGCTGGCTACTTTATTAAAAGGCTAAAGGATAGCGGTTTTGTTGTTTTTAAGATTTTTAATGCATATTCAATTTCTGACCCACGTAGATGGACTGTACTGGTAGATCCTGGGTTAAATTCAGTATATGTAACTTGTTATCAAAATAAAGATCAAATAAATGAAATTTTATTTGAATTTGATGATGGTGGTTATAAGTTCACAAAAGGTACTTTTCTCAAAACAGAAAGTATTGAAACAATTGTTACTTATTTAATTGAAAAGGGTGTTAATAATATACCAATCAATAACCCCTTTGTAAATAATAAATATCTACATGGAACCTGATAATATGCAAGCACCAAAACAAGAGCCAAAGAGAAAGGAAAAAAAGAAAACAAAAGCTCAGCAGGTTTCACAAACAAAAACTAATGAACAGTTAGCGGAGTTAATTAAAGATGCACTTGCAGTACAGTTCAAAAAGCAAGTAAAACGTAATAAAATTCAAAATGAATTAGATGCAATGGCTGCTACATGTGAAGAGTTCATGAATAGCTTTATTATATTGGGTTATGATCTTGATGGTAACCCTGTAGAACCAATTGTAGTTGCACACTCACAACAAGAAGCAGATTCATTAGGTTCTTATCTTAATAAATTTATATCATCTCAAATTCATAGAAACGGTAGTTGAATATAGAGGAACATTCATTATATTTTTGTAATGAATGTTCTAATTTTAGGTAGAGGGTTTGTAGGAAATGCTCTTAAACAAGAGATGCCTGGTGCGTTTATAGTTTCTAGGCAAGAGTTAGATTATTTTGATGAGCTAACTTTTATAAGTTACTTAGTTGAAAAGAAAATAAAAACAGTTATTAACTGCTCTGGTTATACAGGTAACCCTAACGTTGATGCTTGCGAAACCGATAGAGAAACCTGTTATAGACAGAATGTTGAGCTGTTAAGAGCTTTACAAAGGTCTTGCATAGGTATAAAGATTATACATGTAAGTTCTGGATGTATATATGACGGGTACGAAAAGGTATTTACTGAAGAAGATGTACCAAATTTTGGTATGTTTAGTGATAAGAGTAGTTTTTACAGTAAAACAAAGCACATTGCTGAAACAATTGTGAATAAATTAGATGATATTGCAATAGTAAGACTACGTATACCGTTTGATTACGTTAGTTCTAGAAAGAATTACTTCAATAAGTTACTCGGGTATAATAATCTTATTAACTTTAGGAATAGCAAAACAGATTTACGGTATCTTTGCAAATTTATACATAAGTTAGCTCAAAACTTTACACCAGGTATATTTAACGCAGTACATAGCAATGCTCTAACAACTCAACAAGTTTTAGACATTATGGTAGAATACGATTTATATAACCCTAATTGGGAAATGGTAGATTATAAAGAGATTCCAATTAAGGCTAATAGATCAAATTGTGTACTTTCAAATGAAAAAGCAAAGAATTGGGGATTTGATTTTGGTGATGAAGAAACAGCTCTTAGAGAAGCACTAGAGAAATTTAAACTATGAATAACGAAACAACACTTTTAGGTTATTACGGTAGTGATGAGATACATGCATGTTCTGCATGGACTTCAACTAGTAGAGAAATTACAGAAGACAAAAAGGAGAGAATTCCTAAGCTACTCAAAATGCTTGCAGAAAATGGACACCATACTCCATTTGAAAAATCGTCTTTACATTTTCTTGTAACAAGCGAAATTGCAAGCCACATTCACAAATTAAAGCATAGAATCGGAGTTTCAATTAACGGAGAATCAGCGAGATATAAAGAACTAAAAGAAGATAAATTTTACATCCCCGACGATTGGAATGGGCTTTATCCTTCTCAAGATATTGGACCAAATAAAGACTCCCCTTGGGCAACTACAGAACAATCTTGGTCAAATATTCTCGAAGAATATACTAGGATTGGCAATGACCTTTATCATCAGTGTTTGAAAGATCTTGAACCAACTCTTGGTCGTAAACGCGCAAAAGAATCCGCTCGTTTCTTTAAGACATATAACTCTCAAATAGATTGCGATATCATGTTTAATTTTAGAAGTTTTGCTCATTTCTTATCTTTACGAAATAAAGAAGACGCACAAAAAGAGATTAAAGATATTGCAGCAGAAATGCTTAAGTTAGTAAAAGAAATACCCGGTGATCCATTTAAACATACCATTACTGCCTTTAATCTTTAACATTATTTAAAGTAATGAATATTACAGTAGAGCAACACAACGCTTTAATTAAATTAACTAAAAACAGTATACCATTTATGGTTACTGGTAGATATTCTTATGAAAGTGATATTGAACCATCCGATATAGATTTGATTATATTAAAAAAATATATGGATTTAGTAGAGACCTTTCTTCTTATAGATAGTAATAAAAGTTCCCGAGGCTATATGCCTGATATTGAAGTAAACACACTAAGAGTGATGTATCTAGATAAAATAGATATTTTATACATTGAAGATGAAGTACGGTGGGAAGAGCTTGAGTGTTTCTCACGTGTAATTGATGGTATAAGATATACACACCCTGTACACTCTATGTTATCAAAAATTAAAATGATAATGAAAACTATACCTGTCAAACATAAATCTTCTTTTAAGCATGGTAGAGACATTGAGATGTTTATTTCAAAAATAATCAATACAGAATATAATGGATAAATGGTTAACGCCTCTTATAGAAAAATACTTGAAATCTGAAAAAGATAGCTTCAATAAAGAAATGAAAAGAAAAGGTATAATCTTAGCAGGAGGCCATGGTACAAGATTGAGACCACTTACATATTGCACATGTAAACAGTTACTACCAGTTTATAATCACGTAATGATAGAGTACCCTATTAGTACTTTAATTGCAGCTGGAATTCAAGATATTACGTTCATAGTTAAATCAATAGATAAGCCTGCATTTGAAAATCTTTTATATAATATAAACCCAGATAGTATTAAATTTACATATAGATTTGTGATACAAGATGATCCTAAAGGGTTATCAGAAGCCTTTATTCTTGCAGAAAAGTATATTAAAGGTTGTCCTACAGTCCTTGTACTTGGAGATAATCTATTTTACGGTTCACAATTTGATTTAGATATAAAAAATATAATGAGTAATGAAAACGTTATATTTGGATATAAAGTAAAAGACCCTTCTTCCTATGGTGTGGCAGTTTTAGATGAAAAAGGTAATATTGCAGGTGTTGTAGAGAAGCCTAAAACCCCGCCTACTAATTACGCTATACCTGGTTTATACTTTTTTGATGAAACTTGTATAGAAAAAGCAAAAAATTGCAAACCATCTGTAAGAGGTGAACTTGAAATTGTTGATATAATCAATCAATACATTAAAGAAAAAAATATAACTCTCCATCTACTTGACAATCATACAGCATGGTTTGATTGCGGTACGCATGCAGATTTACTTGATGCTAGTAATTTTGTAAGAGCAATCGAAACCAGAACAAATACAACAGTATGCAAAATATAAGAAAAAAATTTTTAGTAACCGGTGCATATGGATTCATAGGTAGCCATTTTATCGATTTTCTCGATAATAAGGTAGATGCAGAGATTTATATCATTGATAAAAAAGGATATGCTTCAAATATACACAATCTTAAAAAACAATATGATACTTTAGGGTATAATTTATTTGAGTTTGATCTTGCTAAACAATCAACAGATATATTTTTCGAAAATTATAAAAAGTTTGATGCTATCTTTCATTTTGCTGCAGAAAGCCATGTAGATAATAGTATTACAAGTCCATTAGTTTTTACAGAGTCTAATGTATTAGGTACACATAAATTATTAGAGTGCTGGAGACGGAACGGTGCACATGGTAGATTTATACACATAAGTACAGATGAAGTTTATGGTCATCTACATGATAATGATAAGCCATTTACAGAACATACACCACTATCACCAAGATCACCTTATTCTGCATCCAAAGCAAGTAGTGATCTTATAGTAAAATCATATCACGATACATATGGTTTAGATACAATAATAACAAGATGTAGTAACAATTATGGACCAAAACAGCATTATGAAAAACTTATACCAAAAACAATTACAAATATACTTAACGGTAAAAGCGTACCTGTATATGGCTCTGGTAAAAATGTACGAGAGTGGATTCATGTCGTTGATCACGTAGAAGCAATATGGTCATTATATAATGAAGGTGAATCAGGTAACGTTTATAATATTGGATCTGGCGAAGAAATGACTAATTTAGACGTTATTACAACTATATGTAAGTATATGAATGTTTTACCTGATAACACTATAAAATTTGTAGAAGATAGAAAAGGTCACGATTTTAGATATGCTATCGACTCTACAAAAATTAAGTCTTTAACAACATGGCACCCTAAATATGAATTTAATAAAAGTATTCAAGAAACAATCGACTGGTATAGACAAAATACACCTCAAATCTAAGGACTTATACGCAGTCCAAACAGGTGACTATGCAGGTGAGATGTTAATATACATAGAAGATATTAATGAATCCCATTGTTTCCTTTCGATTCCCAATATGGTAAATAGGGTTATATCGTTCGATAAATTTAAATTTGCAATAGAGAATAATATTGTAGAAAAGGTAAGTGAAGAACTACCTAAGCAGGTTTATAGTTTGTGTATTGCTCAATATAAAAAGAATCGATAGAATAAATAATTGTATGTACGTACAACCTAAAAAAATCGTCTCACCTATATCAGGCAATATAGTGATACCTAAAATCATAACAAGAGAGGTAGAAGGTAAGATTGTCTCTGAAGCACATTATTACGACCCTAATAGTGGCACCTTCCTACACAAAGGTATTGTTTCAGTAGTAGACAAAATCACAAAAGAAACAACTACACTAGGCAACGCAAGAGTTTAACCTCCATTAATGGATATGGAGACTATTAAGAAACTTTTTGCTGATAATACCTGGCTTTTTGTAATAGGTATTATTGGATTGGTGTTTCAGTCTACTATACAGAAAACAGTAGCTGCATTGTTTATATTTTTAGGCAATGACTATAATGAAGATGATATAATATTGCTAAACGGTAAACCAGCCCGTATAGTACGCGTAGGTTTATGGAAATCTACATTTTTTATGTACACAATTAAAAATGGTATAGTTACTGGTGGTACAAAACTTGTAATACAAAACGAAAGACTATCTTTAATGAATCTTGAGAAGCCATTACAGAAGATAGATGTTGAAACCATTGGTGATAAATAAAAATTTGATATTTGGTAAAGGAACTATAATATTCTTTACCAATTATGATAGCGGTACCTGAACAATATGCTGTGCAAGTATTTTACCAGCATGTAAGTCATACTAGTTACAACAAAATTACTAGAACATATAACGGATCATGTCCGTTTTGTAAAGAAGGTAAGAGCTTTGGTAAGAAAAAACGATTTTTTTATATACCAAAGACTGAAACATGCTATTGCCATAACTGTGGGTATAGTAAAAAAGTATTGAGTTTTGTTTTAGATATAACAGGTAAACCATTTAGTATTGTTGTTGATGAGATTCAGACTAATGGATACGACGAAATACAAGTAACAAGAGAAGAAGAGAAGAAAGTAAACGTCGATATTAAAACGTTACCAGAGGATTGTATAAATTTATTAGAACCAACACAGTTACAATTTTATAATGATAATGCAATAGTTAGAATTGCACTAGAGTTTATAGTAAAGCGTAGATTATATACAGCAGTTAATAGACCTAAAACTTTTTATTTATCTCTAGTAGATAGAGTACACAAGAATAGATTAATTCTACCTTTTTATGATACTCTTGATGATATAATTTTTTACCAGACACGTACCTTACTCGATTCTGATAATTTTAAGAAACCAAAATACCTTTCTAAAGTAGGTGGTGTTCGTAGTTTATATGGTATACATTCTGTAGATAAAGATAATGAAAATATCTTTCTTTTAGAAGGTCCGATAGACAGTTTTTTCATTAAAAATGGATTAGCAGTGGGTGGTATCCAAGATGAATCAGATAAGATGTATAATGAACTACAACAGCAACAACTACTGGGATTCTCAACATATAATAAAATATGGGTACTTGATAATCAGTGGTGTGATGATGCCTCTCTTAAGAAGAGTGAAATTTTACTAAATCTAGGTGAAAATGTATTTATATGGCCTGAGAATTTAAAAGAATATAAGGATATAAATGAATACTGTATAGATAAACAGATTGATGAATTTTCACAAAAAATAATCCTTGATAATGTATATCAAGGATTACAGGGTCTGCTAATGTTGCAGATGTTAAAATCTAATAAATAGTATACTTAGGTACTAAAAAGGCAGCAAATTACTGACCCTTATACTTACTATCTGCTGCACCTGCAAGGTATCCCTTTAATATTTCTATTAAAGAACCTAATTCCATTGCAACTCTTGAAATTTTCTTTGTTTCAGCATCGCTAATTTTCTTAAAAATTGTTTCAGGTGATGATGAATTTAATTTAGATTGAATACTCTCTGCACCTGTACCGTTAAGAAATTCTTTAAAATCTTCCATCATACCTAACCAAGTTCTTAATTCATCATACATTTGCTTTTGAAATGCTGTTAGTTCAGCAGGTGCTTGACCAACAACACCTTTAGGTGCATCTACGTCAAAATCCTCAGGTGATGTTCCTTTATCTAAAACAGAAGACATTGCATCTCTATCTGTCATCTCTACTTCATCTTGTTCTAAAATAAACTTTTGAAATCTTTTCTGATAGTTATTCATATTATTATTTATATTTAATCGATCAAATATAAAGATGAGTTACTTTATTATATAATTATACTTTATCACCTTTTTTCCAAGAAATTCTCTTTGCACCTTTTTTATGTTTTGATCTTGTATTACATTGAGCCATTGTAGGCCTACATGCAGGGTAACCTTTTCTTTTTTCACCTTTTTGTCTGCCGCATGGTTTACCAGTCTTACAATCTACCCAACCTTTTCCGTTATTTCTTGAGAACCAACCATGAAGCCCTTCCTTTTTCTCTTTTTGAAATTTTTCTAAAAGGAAATTAACAGCTACATCGAATTTTTTATCAGATCTGTTCATTTTCTTTTTTTCCAGATTGTACCTTGACGGCAACGAACAATAGCTCCAGATTTATAAGCAGAAGTCTTCTTACCATAAACTACATCTGCTTTCCTCGCACATCGATCTTTTTTTGTTTTTTCTTCCAGAAGGGACTCTATAAGATTATTAAACCTTGACATATTTATATTTAATCGATTAAATATAAAGATGAGTAAATTTATTAGAGAAGATAGTACTATCTTTAACGTACAGCGCCAACAATCAGGTATTAAAAAGAGTGAAGATTTACCGCAGCCTAATAAAGTAGGTAATTTAGTCAATCAAGGAAATGATTTCGCACCCCCTGTAAAACCTTATCCGTTAGATAGATTCGATGATATTTCAACAGATGTTTTTGTTGGTTTGTTAAATTTACGTAAAATAATAGAAACTGCTAAAAATAACCCTAGTATTAAGAATAAGAATAATGAAAAGCTTAATATTATTAACAGACACTTAGAGAATATGGGTAAAAATATGGTTGAATTATCTAAGATTGTTGATACAATCAATTAATGAAAAATATTTTAATATCTTTTGTACTAACATGTTTAGTTAGTACTCTAGTGGGTGTACTAGCCAACAATTTTATTGCAGGTTTTGCATTAGCATTTTTTACACAAGTTATAATTTTTTACATAGGAAATACAATATATAATAATTATATTATAACAAAAATTGAAGAAATTAAACTTGATCAATTAAAAGAATTACAAAAACAACATGCAACTGTAACATGCCCTTGCTCAGAGGGTAACAAACAAGTAGTAGATATACAAATTGATTCAGATGTTATCTATAAATGTAATAAATGCGATAAAAATATCAAAGCAGTACACGAAGTAAAAACCTTTATAACAACACAACCTATATATTTTCATGACAGAGCTCCAAAAGATAACAACTGAGATTAAACCTACATCACTAGAAAATTCAAAACCTGAATCAAATGAGATAAAATATAGTGATTGTTTACTGTCACTTCAGCAACTACTTAAAACAAGTAGCGAACAACAGAGAGTGTTTGATGAAGGTATTTTTACTGAAAAAAATAAAGTTAATACATGCTCGAAAATTTTAGTAGATCTAATATCTTATGTATTAGACCAAGATGATACAAAAATTGAAAACCCAAACGAACTTGTTATTCATAAGCAAAATAAAAGATTTATTAAAGAATCATTAACACTACTATTGAATAGTCTTAAACAATATAGCATTGATGATAGAAAAGTTAAATTAATGCTAACAGGAAAATTGATACAATCGTTATATGAATCAAAAAACTGAAAGACTTAAAGAACTCGAGCAAGAGCATGGTATAGATTTCTTAGCAAGATTTGCATGTCTAATAGAAGCTGTAAATTTAACATGCGATAAAGCAGAGCATTTAGGTATGGATACTGAAACTTCATCACTATGGATAAAGCCTATAGCATTTCATCATTATATAGATGAACGACAAAAAGATATGAAGTATAATATAGAGATGTTTTTAAAGGGTGAAGATATATGAAATATGTCCCAGGGACGATAATTATAGTAACTAACTCACCTTTAAAGGGTTCAATTAAAGGTTACTTTCAGTCAGGTAAATCATACTACCTTAAAAATGTACGTAAAATATCAGAGAATGAAATAGAGTACGTATTTACAGGTGATGGTGATTTTATCATTAAACAACCAAATTTTACTTCTGGAGATGTAATGATAGATTATCTTATAACTGGTCAAGTTATACAGAAACAAAACTTTTGGGATTCTGAAAGAAAAGATTAATAATAACCACCGTATATCTCTGTAGCTTCATTTGCAGACATATTAAATACGGTTGTCTTACTTATATTGTTAATATCGTCAGGGTAACGTTTTTCATCTGTGGGATTTTTACCCACACCTGATAATACCCCAGAGAACGCATTCTCGTAAACTTGTGCATCTGCTTTTTCAGCAGATAAACCAGGTTCAAAGCTGTATTCAAATCTCTTAGCTTTCAATCTCCAGACGTAATGTCCACCTAATTGATTTATCGAAGATATATCTTCATCGATTCTGTCAGTAACTTCAAAGTATTTTGCACCTCTACCATTTAGTCTGCCTTTACCGTATTCAGTAAGAGCAAACACATCACCAGAGCGTGGTTCAATCAAGTTAAATTGTGTTGCATATATGTTAGATAATATACTAAATGCAGAATAGAAAGCAGATACATGAATTGTAGCTGTTATCTCATCATCACTTGAAAAACCAAACTTAGATAGTGTATCAGCATTCTCATTTAATTCAATAGCCATTACTACTTCTATTGGAGGTGCAAATTGCTTTGCAGGGCTCTCACCATAAAGATTATCAGCTGATAAAATATTGTATGTGTTTACATAATATGTAATTTTCTGACCATACATGTTTAACATCTCTTGCCAGTAATTACTAAACAATAATTGTTCATTACTGTTTGTATCTTTATCGTTATAACGGAAGCAAAACGTACCGTCAGATACCATTCCTGGATAGCAATTATCATTAAAATTAATTTCTGACATATTATTTCTTAAGTATTAGGTTACCTGTATTTGGGCATTTTAGTAGGATTACTCCTGTTCTACCTAATTTCTTAGGTTTACCATCAAAATTTATTCCAAACGTCTGTTTGATATATTGCATATCTATAGGTGCACAAATTTGCTGACCACCTCTAACTTTTAATTGCTCTATTTTCTGATTTTTAGAATTATCTTTTTTATATACGTCAGCAACTAAGTTCTGTCTTTTGCGTCTATAGTATCTATCTGTATCTGTAAAGCCGTCTTGACGATGTCTAGGACCATTTACATAACGTCTTGTACCTGTTTTGGTAAACATATCGTTATAAAATGTCTTAAAATTAGTCATATAATTATTTATGTACAAAAAAATACCTGCTAAAAATTTAGCAGGTATTTTATTAAACTAAATTAATCTTTATTCAAAAGCTGATGCGCCAGCTTTGATTTTAGGAGCTGAAACTTTGTTATTTGAATGCTTTGTTAGTGCTTCACCCTTTGAATCTGCAAGAGTGCCATCACTACCAACTTTATCTGTAAACTTACCATCAGCCTTTCCCTTTACAGCTTTAACAGTACCAACTTCATTATTTTTTGCTTTGGTAAAACCTTTGTTAAGCTTATCTTCATCTTTAATAGCGTGACCGATTTCTTCGGCTTCAACGGCTTCACCCATTGAATATTCTTCATCTTCATGATGCTCTTCATCTTCGTGATGTTCTTCATCTTCTTCAATATCTTCACCAGCATCACCGTCTATCTGTGCTAGGATTTGTCTTAAACATTCTACATGTTCAGGCTTTAATGTAACAGTGACTTCACTTTCAGTCATTTCTGTATCTGTATCAGCGGCAGAATCATCTGCTACATCTACCCCGAGAGCTTCTGCATCTTGGAGTTCTTGATCATTCATTACTTCTTCAAACAATTTGTCGAAAATAGATTTCATATAATTATTTATCGTAATCGAGGTTGTTTTTTCAATGCCCTCATCAATTTTTTCGTCGCTCAATGAGAATTTAACTATATCCTTGGAATCTTTATTGGATTTGCTCGATTTTTTTCTAGTATCTAATATATCTTCAATACCATCAGCATTTTCAGGTCCTGAATCGTTATGTTGAAACTTTTTATTAGCTTCATCATTTAGCTCTCTTGCACCAGGGCCAGACTTAACACCAATTTTAGCTGACTTTTTTTCTAAAATTACGGAATTTCTATATGTATCCCATATTTCGAGAAGATTATTCGATTTAGACATGTAAATATTTAATGCACCATGTTAAAGAATAACCAAAATTATTTAAATAATCCTAATCTACCTGCAGAAGGTGCTGTTCATGCATACGATGCTGAAAAAGTAAAAGAGCTTAAAAAATGTCAGCAAAATATATTACACTTTGCTGAGAACTACTTTTTTATACGTAACGTAGATGAAGGTAAAATAAAAATTAACCTACACAAATATCAAAAGAGAGTATTAAGAAAGTTAAGAGATAGCAGATTTTTTGTTTTATTATCAGGCAGACAAGTCGGAAAGAGTACGCTTATGACTATATATGCACTTTGGATAGCATGCTTTCAGGAGTGGCAAAATGTTCTAATAGTTGCTAATAAAGAGTCTACAGCTGTTGAAATTCTTAAAAGAATTAAACTTGCATATGAAGAATTACCTAATTGGTTAAAACCAGGTGTTAAAAAATGGGCAGAAACATC